CCTGTTAGAAAGGAAGCTAGATAAGGAGGAATGGCCTCCGAAATAATTAAATAACCTTTTTTCTTAAATGACATAATGTCCCCTTATATTTTCAAGCACAGATTTATGGGAAAGAGCGGGTAAAAAATTATATTGCTTATTTTTTTTAATTTGTTTTATTATTTCCTGCTCCACCTTCTTACCATAATACTTAAATTCATTTTTTATGGTCTTCCTATTAAAATGATTTATACCCCATAATACTAATAAAAAATTAATGGATCTAAAAAGAACATACTCTTGGTCAAAGTCAAGATCCATAGGTAGTTTTTTCTTCCATCGTTTTAATTTAATATTAAAATCATCAGAAAATTTAATTTTAACTTCTCGCCAAAATCTTTCTTTTCGTTTAACTAAATAATGAATTCCAATAAAATCTCTAGTATTTTTAAAGATAGCGTTGCATTTTTCATTGTACATACTTTTATCTGTGTCTTGAGAATTAATAAGATAATGACTTAATAAAAAAGCTTGTTGAATCGTAGTGCCAATTGAACTAGCTTCCAAAGGCTCGGCAAAGGTTGCGCTTAGACCTATCGCCACACAATTTTTAATCCACACTTGCTTCAAAGCACCTGCATCAAATTTTAGATGCTTACTAATTGTAATGGAATGACCTAAATATTTCTCCACTTCTTTCTGAGCTTTTTCTTTATTCATATAATGATTGTCGTACACATAGCCATTACCCCATCGTCCATAAGTAGGAATACGCCACAGCCAACCAGCAGTCATCGCTTTCGCCAAGGTCCATGTATTATAGTTTTCGGTATCGGGAGTCTGAAAAGCAATTGCTTCATTCATAGGAAGATTAAAAGATTCCCATCTAGCTCCCAACTTAGAAACAAGTAATCTTTTAAAACCTGTTGCATCAATATAAAAATCGGCCTGGTACTTTCTTTTTTCTCCCTGAAGAATATCAATCCCGTCTTTGATAGAAACAGATTTGATTTTATCTTCTGTAATCTTTATTTCCATGCCAGCTGCTTTATCTAAAAGAAACTCATTTAATTTAAAAGTATTGAAATGATATTGATTACAAGAATGACCTGGTGTAAGTCTTTTATTCCATAAATTTTTTTCCATCATTTGTTCAAAGGAAATATTATGACTAATATTATAAGCATAATAAGCTTCATACGGTCCTATCTTCCAGCGATGATTAAGATCAGGAAACTGTAAATAATCCTGAGATGTCCAGTCTTGAAACATGACTCCATATTTAAAAGTAGCATCTGTCTTTTGAATAAGTTCTTTCTCCGAAATATTACACACATTCATAAACTCTTTAAAATGTTCGGTAGTTCCTTCTCCTACTCCTATAATTCCAATTTGATCAGACTTAATAATTTCAATTTCTAAAAGAGGTAGACGTGTTTTTAAAATCATAGCGGAAATTAATCCAGCCGTTCCTCCTCCTACAACAATTAATTTTTTAATCATAGCGATGCATAGTAATCGTTGGTTGGTGTATACATATGTATATTATCTTTAATCACTTTCTTTATTGCTTTGTATTCTATCTCTGTAATATCATATAGACTATACTCTTTTAGTTCTTTTCTAGCAAGACTTGGGTTTAAAAGTTTCATCCCCATTGCAATTTGATACCACAATCCATTATTCAAGCTATAGAAATTATTGCCCACATCATTTACATAGTCAATTGTTCTTGGCATACGATGCTTCCAAATACTTAAAAGAGTATTTAATTTATCACTGCGTCTAGTTTCAGAAGAAGCTGCTGTCCAGAACTGAGTATCTTTTCGAGGAGTAATATAATGGAAAACAATAAAGTCTCGAATCGTGTCCCACATCTGTGTCATCTCTGAGTTGTATTGCTCGGTGATGGGATCACAATCAAAAGGCAGATCTTCTTTATAATAATTTTCTATGAAATGAGTTACTTGTAGTAAAGCAGCATGAATAGAGGTGGCTTCTAGGGGTTCGATAAATGCACTCGATAACCCTGTTGATAGTACATTCTTAATCCAAAAATTTTCTAATCTTCCAGCATTAAATTTTATATCTTTTTGCGGCGTAATTTTATATCCCAATGCAGATTCAATTTCTTCTTGAGCCTGGTCGGGTGAAATAAAATTATTACTATAAACATAACCACATCCCGTTCGTTCCTGCGTAGGGATCTGCCATAACCAACCATATTTTTGAGCCCATGCATGGGTATAGTTTTTTATTTGTTTCTCTTTAATATTAAATGTCAGGGCACGATTTACAAGAAGGTTATCTTCATAAGAAATAAATTTATTTTTAAAAGCTTTATTAATCAAAACACGTGCAAACCCAGAACAATCAATAAACAAATCTCCCTCAATTATTTTTCCTGTTTTAGTTTTAACTGATTTAACACAACCTTTTGAGTCTTGTTCAAAAGAGGCAACTTCCCCTTCAATATAATTACATTTTCTTAAGGCTATTGCTTTTCTTTTTAAATAACTTCCCACTTTATAGGTATCTAAATGGTACGCCACAGGAGTCCAGGGAAGATCTTCATAAGCACTTTTATTGTTTATATAATGCAGACGGCTCTTGGCCATCAACTGAGACTGAAAAGTTTCATCATAGGGTAATTTATTGGCCACATGATAAATTCTATAGTTATCATAGTTGGAATGAGGGTAATGATGTTTTTCATAATAATTATCACCTAAGGGAGAATAAAAAGATTTACCAATCGTGTGCCAGTCTGTGTGTTTGATACCCAGCTTAAATGTTGACTTTGTTTCTTTTAAAAATTCTCTTTCATTTAATCCGGTAATATTATCTTTCAAATTAATAAGCTCATTAAATTGAGCTGTCGTACTTTCTCCTACTCCAACAATAGGAATCTCTGGAGTAGCTACCACTATAACTTTAACTCGTTTACTTGTCTTGTTTAAAAAGTTATGAGCTGCGGCCCATCCAGCCGTACCTCCACCTACAATAACAATACGTTTAATCATAGCACCGCCCAAAGTATAATAAGCAAGAGGACTAAATTAATTAAAGGTATTGCTTTACGTAATTTTTCTATCATAACAAGGATGTGATTGTATAAACTTATTAATAAATTTAGGTCTTTCCCAATTTTTGGGAATGTAATCTAAATGACGTGGAAATTTTATTTTGGTATGCGAACCTGTTTCATGTAGTTGTCGTAGGTATTCTTTTTGAGGAAGAGATCCCAATCGTCCACTTTTTAAATCTATAAGGCCATATACCAAACCTCGATTAAAATGAGCCTCCTTAAGTAATTCTTTTTTAATTCCTGCATAATGCTTTATTAAGTTTTTACCATTAATTAGTCCTTGCCCATAGGCCACCATATTGTAATAATCTGCCCAAAACATACAGTAGCGATTATTTCGTGTATCAAAATCTAAATCATCTAATAAACGAGTCTTCCATATTTTTTGAAAATGTTTTATTCTGTCGGGAATTTTTACCCGAGAAGGAAGTTCTTTCCAGAACTTAGTTCCTTTTCCTTTGACCATAAATCTCATAGCCACAAAATCTCTAGCATCATCCAATATATTATTAATAGCACCGTTGTAGTCATCAATTGATGTTTGGTCATAATTATTAATTCGATGCATTAATATGTACGCTTGATGAATGGTAGATGTAATTGAAGTTGCTTCTAAAGGTTCAAGAAAATTTGAACTTAATCCTACGGCCACACAGTTTTTAATCCAAGAGCGATCTAATTTTCCTGGATCATACTTAATGTGTTTAGCAATTTTGATCTTATGGCCTAGTACTTTTTCTATTTCTTCTACAGCTTGATCTTTATTAATATAATTATTATCATAAACATAACCATTTCCAAAGCGACCCCATACCGGAACTCTAAATTTCCATCCTGCATTCATGGCGGTTGCTTCCGTGTAAGTATTATATTGATCCTCATCTTGGGTAGGAAAAGCAATCGCTTCATTAAGTTTTAAATAATCACTTGATGATACCCATTTAGCTCCCAGAGATGAGATTAAAATTTTACGAAACCCAGTGCTATCAATATAGAAATCTGCTTTATAGTTTTTCTTATCACCTATAAGTTCTTTAATTCCTTGTGGTCCTGTTTTAACATGATTTATTTTATCATCAATAATTTTAATTCCTATTTTTTTAGCTTCCTTGGTTAAAAAGTCGTTAAGTTTAAAAGTATTAAAATGAAACTGCCATATGCTTTCAAAAGGAGCTCCTGTATTTTGAATCACACTTTCGGTATGTCTAGAAGACACTAAAGACATAGGTGACAAACCTTCAATCATTGCTTCATAATAGAAAGGTTTCATGAGTCCTAGACTGTATTGAATATTTCCACCTACCGCATGCATAAAATCTTGCTTAGGATTCCATCCCTTATACATAGTACCTGCTTTAATAGTAGCACCGGTTTCAATGATAAATTTTTCTTTATCCCATCCGTTATAATCTATCCATTGAGTAAAATGTTCGGTCGAACCTTCTCCCACACCTACAATGCCAATATCTTTAGGAACTAGCATGGTAATTTTAAAATTAAATCTTCTTTTCAGAGTAAGCGCCATTATAAAGCCGGCGGTTCCACCCCCTACTATCATCAAATGTTTGATCAAGTTTGCTCCACAAATTTTTTAGGAACGGCTTGAATATTAAAATGAATAAAACGAAAAGGATCTAAACCAGGATCTAGAGTATAGGAATGAGGTAGATATGAAGGGATCATTATTAATTGACCCGGAGTAACGTGATGATTCGTAGTTTCAGTAGCATAGGTAATTTTACTAATTTCTTTTTCGGGAAGTCGGTTCATTGATGCCCCACTTCGTGGATCATGAAAAAGAGGATAAGAGGTTCTAGGGGAACATTTTAAAAAATAAAAACCAGAAACGTGTCCGTTCCAATGGGTATGTGTTTGATGATAACCCCCTCCAGCTTTGGGAAATTCTTGAACCCACATCTCAGAATAAAAAAAGTTGTATAGATTAATATCCCATCCTTGCCAAATTAAAAAATCGGCGGCGTGCTTTCCAATAAATTCTTTAAAGCTATCAAATGGAAGTTCATTAATTAAACTGGTAGAGTGCGCAATTAAACCATAGTCTCCAATATCTTTTTTAAATTCTTTATTTCTTTTTTTAATAATAGGGGAAAGAAATTTTCTTGATTTTTTAATATGGGGATCCGATGCTTTATTTAAAGCAGATAAAAATTCTGGTGCCAATATATGCCACATAGGGGTTTTAAATATTTCAGTGCTTGTAAATTGAGGGGGAGTTTTCATTGAAAGGGATCTCCTAGATGCCAACACACTAAACTATGGCGTCTTCCTTGTGTAATGGGTTTGACTCGGTGCAACATAAAAGAAGGAAAAAAAACTATTGATCCTTGTTCTTTAATTTCTGTACAAACTTTTGTTTTTGATTTAGGGGAACCCACCGCAGGAAAACAAAATTCCAGTTCTCCTCCTTTATATTTTTCCGGCTTAGATAAAGTAAGAGTTAGAGAAATTTTACGAATCTTTTTCTCATTACCTTTAGGATCAAAAGAATCTACATGCCATCCGTAATATTGTCCTTTATCATATTGAGTGAATTGAAAAGCTTCAGAAGAATCCCATTGAAAATTCCACCCCGCATCCTTATTGGCTTGGATTAACCATGGCCTAATTTCACGAAAGATCCATGAGTCATCCATCCAGACTACTTGGGAATCTCGTTTTTTCTTTAATAATTTTAATTGTTTTTTATCTTTTTCATTAAATGATGCCTCTGACCCAGGGCCGGTTAAGGCGCGTCTAGTTTCATGTCTCAATCCATACTTAATTACATCGTCACAAAATCTAGGGCTCAAAGCTTTGGAATAGTAATAGTAATTATTTACACACCTCACTGTGATCCTTCCCCACAAACTGTGGTTATAAAAAAATTAGTCTCTAAACTTTTATTTTTAGAAATATGATATTTTAAATAAGAGGGTAAAATAATAACTTTATTTGATTCTAACGGAATCCACCATCTTCTATCTTTTATAGATCCTTCATCATATTCAATAACTAAACTTGAAGAATCTTTAGCAACATCAACTCCATAAATCCATGTTGTTTCAGAATCTAAATATCTCCTAGAAATAGACTGCTCTCCAGAATGATAACAATTTCCCCACGTTGTTTTGGGTACTAAAGTTTTACTAAATTGAACTCTAAAATGATCACGCACATAATCTTCTACCCATGCACCGGGCTTACAGTATTCTACTTTATAGTCTTCATAATTATCTGCTTTGGGATTATTACTCATTCTTTTTTTTAAATAAAAAGAAGCTACGATGCGAAACTTTAATTCATCTCGATCAATTTTAACAGGGGAAACAAAATCTGTACAAACAAATTTAGTATCTAATACTTTCTTCTGCATCCCATCTTTATATAGGAATATTTATTAGTTGTCTAGACAACTGTCTGTATTATTTTTTCCCACTCTTGAGTGTCTTCATTCCATTCATAATGAGCACCATCTTCATATTCGGGATGGGCTATTGGTGGGTCCCACTGTGCTGTGATTTCGTTTAAAGTCCATGAAGGAAAAGGTTGTTGGTCGTAGAAGGCATCTCTTGCACTATCGTATACCATTCCTATACCTGCAAAGTTTTTTCGTAAAGGTGTTTCTCCCAAAGTATGGGAACCATTGTGGGTATTATAAGAAGTTTGTT